CCCCAAACTGGACTAACTGCAACAGAAGTAACAACTTCAGGTGTAGTAAGAACTACAGCAGGGATAGAACGAGAGATGACAAGGGAAGGAGAGGTCGCTATTTTCATCAAATTACACCCGTCGTCAGTATCAGCAAGTAAGTGGGGGTCCGTAGAAACATAGGGAAGAAGATCACAAGAAAGAGGCTGAGAAGTGACTAAACCGTGGAAAGTCTGACTAAAAGGGTTAGAATTAGCAACAACAAAAGTAGGAGTAGACAAATTGTTGGGCTTAGATAATCCCATCCAATTGAAGAACTTAGTGGCAGCAGAAGAAACCAAAGATATACCCTCAGCAAAAGGACCAACAATAGGAACATTGGTTAGAGAAGAAGATATAGAAGTAATAGACTCAGATATAGCACCAAGGGAGCCTTGTTCTGCTTTCTTATTAGCTTCAGATAAAACGGAACGTTTTCCTTTACCTTGAGTAAAATAGTAGTTAACGGACTGCAAAGGAACAGAAACTCTTGGACGAAGAGCGGGGACAGGAAAAGCACCAACCATAGGATCCAAAAGTCTAGGATTGACGAAGTTGGCTTCAATAGAAAGATCAGCCGTGACATCAATACCTATAGCAGTCTCAGAACCGAGGGGAGTGAGAACACTAAGGGCAAGATAACCAGTATTGTCGCTAGCAAAGAAAGAAGAATCTTGTTTTATATACGGATGAAGCCAGGGAATAGCAATCTCCAAAGTGGCGGTAGCGGTGGCGTCCAATATAGAACTAGGAAGAGTAGACAAAGCCATAGTAGTGTTGTTAACAACAAAAGCGGATGCCATAGCACCAGGTACAGTAGATATAAGAAGAGCACCCTTGAAATATCTACTGGTGTTAAGAGTAAATCTAACAACGACATGATCATAACGGTAATTCTTCCAGTTGGAATAATTAACGAGAGTAGACAAAGAACGAAGGAGTTCGTTAATAGGGTTAATGGTGTAGACTTTACTATATGGATCAGTAGAAGACCACTTAAAAACCTCTAGTTTGCGAACTCTAGACATCATAGCATCAGGAGCGTCAGAGGGAAAAGCCTCTACCAACTGGGTATGAGGAGCGATAGGAACTATGTCGTTGTCTGATCCCTCTGAGAAATGAGTAACATCAGAGGGAGAAGGAGTGATGGTGTGGTCAATAGTGGCCACGAAATCCTCAGTTTTGAGGGTAGTATTAGATTGAGGGAGAGTTGAAGCGATACTTGTATAATCACAGGAGTTAGTATCAGGATTCTGTGATGTTTAAATGACAGATTTAAGATACAGTGGGGGTCAAATGCCACTGAAATGTTTCCTAGTTTAATGTCATAGGTCAAGGACATTGTTATTTATATAACAAGATAGTCTCGATGATTACGAGACATTGTAAAAGAAACTCCATAAGAGGAGTAAGCATCTATAATAACTAAAAGATACTTTTCAAAAGTGGGGATACCAAACTTCCTATATTCAAAGAGAGCAGATTTGGTTATAGAATTGATAACCTCCCAGTTTCCAGAGAATTTCTTCTTGATCCAAGAAAATATATCATGAATATCGTCTAAGTCCTTACGGAAGACAAGTTCATTAGATTCGTTCATAACAGGTATCCTCTTGAGAAAAGAAGTAAGATGGACGGGAATCTCAGACATAACATCAAAATCCTTGACACAATGAGTAGCTTCTAAACCAAATTTAGTATAAAATCGGAAGAAGTCAACAGATTTTATGCCAAGATGTTTTGGGAGGGATATCCAAGAGTCATCACCATAATAAAAAGCAAAGGTCAGATCCTTAATCCTTTTAATAGAAAGACTAGGTAGACTTTCCCCATCAGCGCTCTTGCGAGTCTTACTCCAGAGGTGTATAGAGGCTGTGGTAACGGTCTCCAAGTATAGGGAATTGAGCTGAGCAGTTATAGAAATACCGGAAGGCATTCCATCCTCAACCTGATATAAAACAGTACCA